TCGCTGTCTATATAATTAGGCTCAAAAAATAAAGCCCACCAAGTTTGAAATACTTTTGTAACCCCAAAGCTACAAGATAAATCAAACATTTCTAATCCATTACTTCGAAAGTTACAGACTCTGTAAAACTAAAGCTTGAAACCCCAATATTTACAACTGTAACCCCTGTCATAGTACCAATAGTACCAGCACCATTAATCTGGTATTGAGTAGGTTCAAAAACTCTAATAGCAACTGCATCTGATACATCAATACTTGAAGCCGTTACAATCCTAGTAGGGGCAAACCCTTGTATTTCTTTGCCGTTATGGTCTTTAGCTAATAAGCTCATATTTATCCTTTGTTTTAATATCTCTTATATTTTAGCCAATTCTCATTCGTAAATCAACATTCTTAGGTTTATGGAACTGTCTTACTAAGAAATACCCAAGGGCATCATTCCAATCATCCACTGTTGAAGCTCCATTAAACTTCTCAGGCTCGCCATTCTTATCATATGCTTGTTGTTCTAATGCTTTAGTAGTTTCAGGGCATTTAGTAGTGTTTATAAGCAGTTTATTCTTACTAAGTAGGTTATTAACCGTATTGACTCTGTCTTTAACTCTACCATTCTTTCTAGGGGCATTAATCTTGAACCCAGCATTCCTAAGTATGTCTATATCTGATAAACTAGCATTAGTCTTGCCTGCATAACCTGAAGCATCAGGGTAGATAACAATATGTCTATTAGGGTATCTCTTATTAATATTAAATACTATGTCTTGCGTATCGTGTGAACTAAATTCATCTACTATATGAGTTTTATCAGCTCGTAAACTAAATACGACTGAACAACAACCGCCAATATTAAAATCTTGGCCAATGTGGATTTCTTCATAATCATTTAGTACCTCTTTTGTATTATGTTCTTTTCGGTCAAAGTATTCATATACTGACCCTTGTGTTAAGTTTACAAACTTACCATTTAAATAAGCCTCTAATAGCTCAGGACTGTATTGTTCTTTTAAACTAGCTATGTAGCTCTGTGGTATAAATTTATTATCTGTAGTCTTTGCATTGATTACTTTAAAGTGTCCACTATTAGTTTTCTCGTATAGAAACCCAAATCCCTCAGGAGTTGATACCATATCTACATTGGCACCCTCAATAGCTCTGTTACGACCTAATATCTTATCGTAAGCTGTTCTCATCTTCTCAGTAGGTAGAATATCTGCTTCATCTATAAGTGAATAACAAGTTTCATACCCAATAATAGACTCAGGCTCACTCATAGTTCTAAAGATAATAGAACTGTAGCCTTTAATGTGTAACTCTTTGTCTGACTTGTTAAGTGTGTATGTAAAGCCTTTATCTTGTAAGAATGTAGTGAATTTATCAAAAGCAATATCTCTTACTAATGAATAGTTAGGTAGATAGTAACAGCATTTATATTCAGGATACTGCATTTTTTTCATAATAGTTTTAATCATTCCTGCATCTGATTTACCTGAACCAAATCCACCAACTAAGATAGTGTTCTCTTCTGAGAATAAGAACTCTTCTTGGTGCTTTAAAAGACTAAGCTCTTGCAACTATAAACCCACTAGGTTGTAAATCTACTTCTATTGAACCCTCTACGGCTTTCTTTTGACTGAATGTGTACTTAGATACCTCTTTCCAGCAATCCTTCTTAAGTGGTAAGTCTGCTTCTTTATCTCTTGCTATATTAATCAACTCTTCTATTGGATTAACATCGTGCTTTAACAATATCTCTTCAACTGTTAATAGTTTCTTTTTTCCTTTAGCACCCTTAGGTCTTCCAGGATTACCCTTTTGAAATAAATGTGGTTTCTTTTTTTCTTCTGCCATTCGTAAACTCCTTTGTAATTATTTCGTTATTTCGTTTAGCTCTACAACTATTTTACCATCTTTTCCCCATCTTTTACTAATACTTAACTTAACTATCTGCTTATCATCATCATAAACTATCGTATTCATAGCATCTAGTATAGCTTTAGCATAGTTATCTAAGTCAGAATTGTTATTGCAATACTTACCCTCTAAGCTCTCTTTTTTCTTCTTTGACCAAGACTTAGGCATTTCTATTAAAAGCTCTATATGGCACTCTATAAGCTCTTTAATCGGGCATTGTGTGTACTCACTTAGCAATACTCCCATGTCTTCTCTAAACTGTGTATATTTCTTTGGATAAAATGTACTCCATCTAGTAACTCTAGGTCTTGAAGCTGGTACGGGATTTATATTGAACTGTAATTTCATTCTCTTCCTTAGCTATTAAAATAATCATTTCTACATTTTCTATTGCAGTATATTTGTCTTAGTGTCGTTCTACCTTTTAACTTCTTTCCACATTGGTCGCAAGGTCTACTTAAAAACTTAGTGCTACACTTTCTACCACAAAATCTACTTGTTACTTGCTTTGCTTTGAAATCTTCTTTGCATTGCATACATTTTCTATTTAAACTTCTACTTTTCATCTCTTCTCTTTCTTTAATACCCTGAACAAGGTCTACTAGGTTACAACATACCCAGCATTATTTATTATTTCATAAGGGGTTTCCTTTTCTTTAATTTAAGCTCATCTATCTTCTAATAGACTACTGCATTGTTAATTGTATTTTTTAGTAAACCTTGTTCAAGGCATCTTGTTTTTATTTTTGTATTTTTCTTTCTCTGTATCAACTACAGTCTATTACTTTTGCTACTCCACTTGCAGGTGTAGGTAGTCTAGCATCTATCATTCTTAATGTGCAATATGCTTTATCATCGTTCATAGTAACTCTATTACATAAAGTACAATCGTACTCTATGTTTTTATTTTTCTTTTTTGCCATTCTTTACTTCCATTGCTTCAAATACATCTTTACATTCTACTTGTCTTCCATCTTCAAAAGTAACTATATATTTCTTTTTATCGTAACTTGTTTGTATTACTGCTTTCATTACTTGTTCCCCCATTTTTTAATTTCATTCTCTAAATACCATTTGGCTTTCAATAAATCTTCTAATCCGTTCTTTCTCTTATGCCTACTAACATACTTAATTACATTAGAGATAGACCAACTAAACTCTCCATTATTTGCCTCTATGTATTCAAGAGGACTTATCTTTAATTCTGTATAGTGTGGTGGTTCAATATTATTGTTCATTCATACACTCCTCGAATAAATACTTATGTTCTTCAGGTATAGCTTCATACATATTCTTGGCTAAATCTCTTATTTCCCATAGTGCGTGCCTACTACTTCTTAGCTCTAGGAAGTTCTGTAAACTTCTAGCATTAATAGTCATTACTAAGGATGTCTTATATGCTTCAGGTATTAAATACTTAGCCTCATCATTAGATATGCCCTCTTTTAAAGCCTCTCTCAACTCAATCATAGCTGAGTGGTTAGTTTCATCTATAGTTTTATTACCTGTACTAACAAAGTAAGGTAACACAGTATTAACATCACTACCTAAGTTCTTAATCTCCTTAAGTGTATATCTACTGCTCTTAACACTATAAGATGCTATTCTGTGTCTTGCTAGCTCTTGTAGACAAGCTCTACTAATACCATCTATATCAAAACTATAAACTAGGTGTTCAAGCGTTGATTTGTGTTTATTCTTATTCCCTATTCTGTGAATAAGCTCCTTATCTTTCTCTCCACCATGGTCTGATTTATCTTCACTAGCCCAGCATTTTCTAATTGCTTTACTCGCTACCCATAGTGGACTATTAAATAATAATTCTACTTGCACTCTTTCTCCTTTAATTTGTTTATTACTTTCATTATTGATTGTAACTTATTTTTATTAAAACTCAATAAATATTTGTATCTTTTTGGTCTATGTAGCTTAATATTTGCTAACCATGTTTCAGTTCTACCCACTTGCTTGCTTATTTCAGAATTAGTCATATTATAAAAGAGGCATATCGACTTCTGTTCGATACTCCACTACCACAGGCTGTTGGTCTTTAAACTTTCTATCAGTAATATCTTCAGTCCAAGTTCTCTCATTAATTCTATCTTTTTTACAATGTAGGGTTCTATTCTCATCATCATCTACTGTAATAAACAAACTAACATCACTGTCGTATGATACATCCCCTGAACCTTTAAACTCTAATCTCTTTTCTCTAATATCAGTTAGAGCCATTTGATTGATTAGTAAGATTATTATTCCTAGTTCCTGAGTTAATCTAGCTAAAGTAGAAGATATTGTTGATACTTTTTGATAATCTTGTTGCTTTACATTCGTTTTAATCTTCATCATTGAGTCAATAGCAAAGAATTTAACACCCTTTTCAGCTTCATTTCTAATTATCGCTTCAATTTGAAGTAAATCATACTTATCTTGAACAATAACTAGGTTGTTATCTATTGAGCTATCTACTAGCTTGTTGCTGATTAATAAGTTCTCGTACATTTCAAAGCTAAAGAAAACTGCTCTATTATGGTTTGAGATATTCTGAATGATGTCTAATACTAAAGTTGTTTTACCTGAAAAGTTTACTCCAGCAACATTTATAAAAGAACCCTCACTAAATCCACCCATTTTATAATCAATAACTCTATGTCCTGTCTTGTATTTAATTGCTTGTGGCTTCGATTTAACTCTAGCCCTTACATCTGCTAAGGTTTCTAGTTTTTTATCTTCTGACAGCTCTACAATGTCTTGTTGGTACTCTTTGATTTTATCTTCAAAGGCTTGTATTAATTCCTCTTTAGTCATTATCTAATCTTCCTTATTTTGTGTTTTACTTTTATGTCTTCATAATATTGGTGTGCTATTTTCATTGATAAAGGCATACTTGCAATTATGTTAATCCATTCTTTCTCATATTCAAATTTAACATCTCTAATATAAGCATCTAACTTTATGTTTAATAGTGATAAAGACTCTCCCTTTTCGATACCCTCTCTAATCCTCTTTACAAGCATTTTATGAAAAGGCAATACAAAGTACACTTCATCTATTATAAATGCTTCCTCGTACAAGTATGACTCATTTAATAGTAATGATGCTATTACTGTAGACTCTATACTTCTATCATGGTTGTTTAAGTTCATTATTTCCAACCTCCATTCTTTTCTATAGGCATTATCTTATAATCTTCCATAAAAGGAGTAATTCTAACTGCAAATTCTTTCTTTTCTTTTTGGTGTGCTACATATTTACTCATTAGTGTTTCAATGTCTTCTATGTTTTTAAATAATTCTTTTCCATCTTTAGTAGTTGTTACTTTGCTAGGTATATCAACTCTACTTTTTAGTTCTTTTATAAAGTTGATGTACGGGTTTGCTTTAGTGTTATTTTTAGTATTATTCTTAGTATTACTATGTGTACCACTTATTGTACCTACTGTGGGTACATTAATTGTACCTACTGTAGTACCACTTATTGTACCTACTGTTTTTAATACATACTCATAACTATTCCCATTAGTTCTCGTTCTTTCTATTAATCCATTGTCTAATAGCTCGTGCCAATATTTAGCTAAAGTGTTTTTATTCCCAATGTTTAGTCTTTCCATAATGTCTTTGTTTCTTACATACCAACTACTCGGCTTAGTATAAAGATAAACTAACACTCTAAAAGCTCCATTAGACACATTCGCTGTTACAATATGGTTCGGGATTTGAGTAAAACTTTCTTTTATTGAGTTTCTAACTATGCTCATATTTTCTTTCGGAACATTAAATTTTAGGTTTATATGAAAAGGCGTCCTAATTCGATTTCACATTAAATAAATAACCTTAGTGAACGCCCAACCAAGAGGTCAGACATTACCGAACTAGGACGCTCACTAAAATTATCTAAAATATCTACAGCCCAGAAAGGTAGAAAAACGGACTGTAAACATTACTTTAAAAAAACAATCCGCACTACAAAAGTGCAAAAGTATTATATATCTATCTAACTTAAACTTGTATTAGTTTCTGTTAAAGTTATTCCTTGCTTTCTAGCTTCATTATAAATTAATCTTCTCATCTTCCCGTAAGCTAGCTTAGTAGGATGGTGTCCATTCTCGTACCAATACCCTTGATAGTCATTAGTTACAATTATCATTTCATTTAAAGTTGTATATGCAGTCCATATAGGCTTAGTAAAGCGAATACCTGCAACACTTGTAACCTCTGTATCTTTAAGTGCTAGCCCATAGCTCATATTAAGCTTTTCATATTTAGCTCTAAGATTAACCATTTCAAGCCTAGGTGCTATTTCTTTACACCATAATCTTTTGTCAGTTCCACCCTCGATAATAATTCGTCTTCTTTGTCCTTTAGCTATTGCTCTTAGTTGAGCAACTTTAGCTCTTTGTTTATCAGATTTATCATTTTTCCAATGCTTTGAATAGCATTTTGCAGTACAAGTGTAGTGATTTTTAGCTCTAGGCTTAAAAGTTTCTCCACACCCCTTACATTCTCTATCTTTATATATTTTCTTCTCGTACACTTTCTTATCCTTTGATTGACTTAAATTAGAACTTTTGGCTGACTCATTCCTGTATATTGTTTAATAAATAAATAAGTAAAGGCCGTTCCTTTCTAATTAAGCTCATTTACCTTATAGTAAACTACTGCGTTTTTGTCATTTTAAAGTTCTAGTTTAAATCAACCATAATCTTTTATTCCTATATCTTGTATTATCTCAACACCATCATAGCCACCATATGCTTTCTTTTTAAGCTGAACAGGTATTGGCTCTAGCTCTCCTGAATAAGGCTTAACAGCTACATCTTCTTGCTTGTACTGCTTGGCTTTGTTCTTCTTCAGCCACTCCTCTTGGAGTAGCTTTGCGTTTTCAATTTCTTTCATCTTATCCATCTATTAAAATGGTATCTCTTCTTGCCCAGACTGTTGCTGTTGAGGCGCTTGTTGTTGTTGTTGCTGGGGTTGTTGTTGCTCTTTAGGTTGAACAGATAAGCTCATAAAGTTTTTACCGCTTTGACTTTGTTTTACCCAAGCACTTAACCACATCTCTTGACCATTTACATTGATTGAACCTTTATACTGTGGTGCTTTAGGATTCTCTGTATCATTCTTAAAAAGTACGCCTCTGTTTGTGTTATCAAATTCCATCTTATTTTCCTTGTTTTAATTTTCTTCTATATCTTCTCATTGCTCTTCTACCTGACTCTCTTCTGCACTCGTCACTGCAAATTGTATTTCGCCCGTGATTTGGTGTAAAAAAGTGTCCACATACTTTGCAAAGTGCCTTATCTTCTGAGCTAAACCAACTCGCTATCATTTCGAATAGGAATGTCATTATACTCTCCTTTTGTTTACTTTAATCTTTGAAGCCGTGTCTTCTACTTTAATATCGTGAGTTTGCCACTCAGCATATCCATCATTAACTAATATGTCTTTTTGTTCTGCTGGCGTTAAACTACATTCAAAGCTTCTAGTCTGCTTCATATAGCCCTCTTTTGGTTTAGTCGTAGTAATACTGCTAAAACCATTTAAAGTTGCTTCTAGCTTATCTATACCATTTTTAGATAGGTATTTGCTACACTCAATGCTTGCTTTATCTTTTTTATCTTTCAATTCCTCCTTTGCTTGTTTTAGTTGCTCAATATAATTATCTAGCTTTTCAATATCATCATCAAAACCTGTTAATCCCATAATGATATAATCAGATAAGCAACTCATTGGTAAATTCTTTCCTTGTATCTCTGATACTTTCCAATCTAATACCGACTCAATATCTCCTGCTGTCTGCAATGCTGTTTTCATTTCTACTAACATTATTTATCCTTGTTCTCTAATATCCATTGACATGACTTAAACACGGCTTCTGGTTCTGTGGAGCTAGTGTAGTCATCTATTAGTTTTAACTTAATACTACTATAATCTTCATGCCAATAAGTAATAGTGCTAAATAAATTATCTTCAGTTACTGTATACCATTTGTCATCTATTAAATATGTTCCAAATGAATATCCCTGTTCATAAGCCCATATTCTACACTTGTTCTGCAATTTGTAGATGTTGATAGTCCTACAATATAGCCTACTTCCTACTTTTTCAATATATTCAATCTCATTAGGCTGAAGCTGTTCGTCAATATCAAGTTTACAACCTAATACTTCACTTAATAATTCTTTACTAATCATTAGAACGGTAGCCCTCCATTATTTTGGTATGGTTGTGCTTGTCGTGCTTGTTGCTGTGGTCTATTCATTACTGACTCGCCATCATCATCTAAAGCCTCTAAACTATAAAAGCTAACCAATAGCCCTCTTCTCCCGTAAGTGTGGCCAGCTATAAGTTGTTGCATATCATTCTTTGTTAATATTACTTGCAATGTAGATGTTAATGTTTCTCCTGTGTCTACATCTGCAACAGTAAGCGTGAGCCATTGACTACCACTTTCTGTGACCATAGAGCTTATAGTGTGAGTTAGTCCCACTTCAAATTCTATTGGTTCTACTAGCTTCTCAATGCTATTTATATCAGCATAGTTTGATTTAAAAAAAGGATTTTTACTGTCTTTTTTAATCCCATCTATCTTATTTCTTAATAGTCCTATTTTTTTATATATTGTATTTGCCATTAAATCATCTCCTCTTTGTATTTTTCTATTTCTATTATTTGCTCTTCAAAAGATAGTCCCTCTAAAGAACCTAGCCCATCAAAAGACTGTGATATTTGAATAGAGTACCCTGACTTAGAATATTTATCGTAAGTCTTATTGTAGTCTTGAATTGACCAATCTGCTGTGCTGACTGTTTTAGCTAGTCCTGTTTTCTTATTTGTAATGATTAGCATAATATCTCTCCTTTTATGTATTCTGATAGTTCTTCAGTAAAATCAAAACCATCATAGTCTTTTGCTAAATCCATCAGGTAGTTTATCTCTTCAGTTATAGTATTAAAAGACAATTCGTGACTTTCAATTAAAGTTTCAAAACTTCTCTCTGTTTCTTCATTTTTTTTCATATAATTATTTAGGTCTTGTTCTACTCTATCCATTACAGTATCCAATCACTAAATTCGTAAAGTTTGTTATCTAGGTATTCAATCGCTCTGATTATTGTTTCCATCTTGTTCTCCTTTTGTTGTAAAAGTATTATCGTATTACTTGACTTAAAGTCTTCTTAATTTGATTATCAGATAAAATAAGGAGTGTTTGTAGTGTTACTAAATGAAACAAGGGAGGAGAAGAAACCCCTTGTTATGGTAGCTAGAGAATATGTTAAAAATCTTTTGTGTGTAAGGAGAAAATGAAAGTTTTGTTGTAGTTTCTCTCTAGCTGTATATATTATATCTAAATTAGATAGACCCCTGCACTATTTTTATAGTGTGTTTCGCAATACTCCCTAGCTGATATTTGAATATCTCCACCCTGTCCTGTTTCTACTGATAGTAAGATAAACTTTCTAGTCCTATCTAGTAGGTTGTGGTCTAAAGATATTACATCTCCGACTTCTAACTCAGCATTCTTAACAGTAGTTGCAAAGCTTATAGCTAGTGGTGCTTGTTTAATTCTGTTGCCCTCACCATCTTCAGTATATCTCATAGAATTTAATGTTATCTCGGCTAGTTTATTCGCTTGTAGAGAATTAGTAACCCCTTTAATGTCTAAAGTTTTCACGTTAGATTGTCCATCCATCGCAATCAAGTCGCTATCTTCTTTACTCGCTTTAGCACTTAACCAATTATCATTAGGCTCAATATATTTTAGCTCTATTTTGTTTGCTATCTCTTGAAATCCTTTCATAGACACATTAAGTGATCCATTTAGAATATCTCCTACTGTTAATGCTTTCGCTACTGAAGACCCCTTTTCATCTATTTTTAGCTTCCACTTTCCTTGGCTTAATACTATTTGCCCTCTACAAGTAGCTAAAATATCTACAATACACGACTGTATATTTCTTTGGCTATTAAATACAATATTAGATGAATATCCGTAAGAGCTACACTTTTGCGAAGCATTTATAAAGCTAGGATAATCAATAGATATTGGTGGTATATTTAACCCTTTAGTTAGTAGATTCAATACTTGACTTGCAGGATTATACGAATAATCTCTTTCTAGCCATTCAACATTCCTAATTTCTCTAATTTCAACCTCTAGGTCTGACCCTGTTCCACTCCCCGTAAATATAATATCCCAATAGTCCGACAGCTCTTCCTCTGAATACCAATCTAGGGCATCACTATTGTCTAAAGTTATCCAGCCCTCATATCCTGCTGACACAACTACAGGGTCGCCAAAAGATGTTCCATCGGCATCCTTGGCAAATATTTCCAACCCAATATCTGTCTTAATATAAATCTCAGCACTTATTATTAAAGTCTGATTGCTAGGAGATGTAGAATTGAATTGAATTCTGTTGTCCATATCTAATGATAAATTATCTCCTGCAACTCTGTATCCTGTAGTTGAGATATTGCCATCAAATAAATTAGACTCGCCAGAGCTACTAGAGGAATAAGTACCACTAG